GTTAAGGCCGGTGGCCACCCAATAGGAAAGAAATTTCCCAATGGTTGGCAAGTTCGGCGGTAGCAAGCCGCCGAGCATTTGCAAGAAGAAGAGGAAACGCCAGGAAAGCATGTTCGTTAAGAACAGTTTCCGATGGTGGTGTTCCAGGACCCGTGTACGCTCCTAATGGGGCTTGAACTTCCAATCTGTGAAGATCATCCCATCGGGAAGTACACTCTTCGAGCGACTTCCGAGTAGGTTCAGCATGCCAAACCTTTCGCAAGTCCTTTCCAAGCTTGACGTGAGCCGCCACTAGTTTGTTGAAACTAGGTTTGGCCTCGTCAGAAATCGCTCCACCCAGTTGGACAGAAAGGGCTTCACGACTCCAGGTTTGTCCACGTCGGCGCACATCGTAAAGACTTCCTAAGTTTACGAGGCCCTTCGGTGGAGGCAGACCATATGCTTGGAGGTGGTAGTCAGCAATACAGTGGTCGACATCGTCCTCAGCCATCTGAGCGAGTTCGTCGTACAGGACAGGGGTCCATAAACGCTCATAAGAGAGTTTTGGATCCACGGCCTGACCCCACAGTAAGCTAGCCACAGCTCGACGATGGGCTTTCGAGGACAGCTTGGAGATGGCGGTAGAGTGCTTTACCTTAGGGTGCACCAAACCGGCTCCTCCTAGCTTTCTAGGCAAATAAGGTGGAATCCCAACCTTTTGGAACTGACCGGCAAGGTCAGGCCAAAGAGTCGAGGAAACAGCGTGAATGGTCTTGACGGAAAAGCCAGAGGATGCATACGCATCATTTGCTTGACCGACCCTCATCCACAATGGAAGATCTTTAGATCTCTCATCCGGACCAAGGCCTTCTACTAAACCACGTAGTGGTGTAGCAGAAGCCCTATGCTTCCGTTCCATTTTGAGATAGGTTCGAGTATCAACTCTCACCATTCTCCTCACCCCCTTTCCCTTACGAAGTCTGTAGATAGGCAACCCTTGTTGCGCAACCTCTACACGACGTCCATAGAAAGTCCATAGCTCCTCAAGGAACACCCCCCGGTTGGGACTCACGCAGTGTTTACCCGCCGATAAGATGGCACCCGTCCGATTTAACCTGGACTCATACTCTCTTATCGCCGGATCTACAGCAACTCCAAGTAGGTCATCACCGCATATAACGGCTCTCGCCTGGATGGTTGATCCAGAGAGCTCTTCGAAAAGTTTCTGTTTTTCGAGGGCTCCTTCCCAACACCATCCATGGTAGATGCATAGAAGCGACCACGTACAAGGTAATCCCATAAGGATACCTCTACTTGTGTCCGCCGTTACGCCATCAGGCCATGTCAGACGCTGAGCAGCGACTCCATGCTGCAATCCGAAGACTTCAGCCTGTAGAAACCTACCAGATTCGACAAGTCCTTCCACGATCGCCGAGGCGACCGACAGGGGAATCAAATCTGAAGCTGTAGTGAGATCGGAGGATATGACCTTGCCGGTACATCCTATCAACCTCTCCACTGCGTCCTGGCTCCGTCCCGCGACCGTGTCCCTGGTGAGTGCCCAACGTTTGAGACCTAGCTCCAAACGTCTACGAGCGAGTTGGCCAAGAATCAGAGGATCTGGCTGCATAGCAGCTACTATCCTAGTCTTAAGTCCACGCTCAGGTACCACCGTGACACGCCCACGTTGAAGATGCAGAGGGTCAACACCCTCTACAGCGCTCATCTGTATCAACTCCGCGACAACCGTCATCCATATGTTCCATGGAACATGTGACGGAGGTTCTGGAATATCAACGTCCGACCGCGCCATGAGATCCGACAATTCGGCATTGAGGCCTCCTGAAGATCTGTACGATGAGAACGTAGCGCTGGTGCTAGACACCATGCCTGCCACATCTTCCCATTTTGCTACCTTCGGAAGGAATCTCTCAGCCCAACTCTTACTAAAAGCCCTGATACTCTCGATGTCAGCATCGAAGCACTTGTACTCATCAAGAAGATTTTTCTTATGAGCCTTGAGCGCTTCCTGAGCCTCGAGTTCAGCACCATATGGTAAAGCTCTGCCCAGCATTGATAGCTGTCCATAGGTGACCAGTTCTTTAGCAAGAGTAGGAGGACAACGTCTTAGCAAGCGGTGCTGCACCATATTCCCTTCAAGAAGGAATTTAGCACGGCAAAGTCCCGAGAACCTTTTGAGTTCACGGGCGCACGCATAGACACCTTGTCCTACTGAGAACCGCCGGATCCAATCCCAACCATCCTCGAACCATCGCTGGTTCGGGTTGGCATCTCCTCTTCTGACCAGAGAGATAGTAGAACCTGTGACAGAAGCGACCGTCGCCCCCCACACATCCCGAAGGGTGTTAAGGCGGAAAACGGCTGCCCTCACTTTCATTCTAGCTCTCCTACTTGCAACTCCCAACTCCCTAGCACCACGAGTGGCCGCTACAGGAGGTTCGGGCTTGGAAGTTTGCTCTTCGACCGCGTCAGACTTGTTATCACTAACAACGTCTGGCCCGGAAGGAGGGTATACGTCCGACTCCGATTTCATATGCATCTTGGTTTTAACCCAAGACACTATTCGTCTTAATCGTCGCATAGCCCCC